TTTTTTCTTTATCTAAAACCCCTGCATAAAAAATTTTTTTCTCTCTTTTAAAATTTTTTTCCCCATTTTAATTTTTTTTTTTTTTGTTTTTTTTTTTTTTTTTTCCTCCAGTTCCAGGTCCAGTGGAATCTGCCATTAATTGAGTAGAAGCACCTATTGGATCACCAACAGTTTCGGACCAATCAGAGTCGGGAGTACATATTCCGCCATCTTCGATCGCACACATTTTATATTGTGTTGGAGTAAGATTTGTATTTTAAATTCCACCAAATTTTTTATTATTTTTTTTTTTTTTGTGCGTCTTTATATTTTTTTTTATAGAATTTTTGGATTTCATATTATTATTTATTTAGAATTTTTTTTTATAGTATTTAAAATATAATTAAAGTATTTAAGCATATATTTCTATATATTTGTATGTCAGGAGATCCAAATCTTAATAATCAATTTTATATTAGAAATACTGAAAATATTCCAAATAATATTTTTAATTCGCAATTAAGTCAAAATGATTATAATAATTATATAGATAATCGCAGAGATTTTGATGATCGTTTTCAAAATATCCCAAATACAACAAATATAAATAATTCACTATCTTCTAGAGGTGATTTTGAAACAAATTCGGAATCATCCGATGAATTTAATGTAGAACAAAATTCATATAGACAGACAAATTATCAATTAAAAGCAAATACAATTCTTGAACCCAAGGAACCAAATTACAAGGCAAATAATATTATTTATAAAAATAGTACAATTATTGTAAATAGTTTAGATAGAGATCTTAATTTTAATAATCAATCTGCTTTTAATTTTCAAGTTAAATTTGCTCCTTCAGATAGTACATTTACTAAAAAATATCCAATTTATGAAAATTCAGAATTTTTTCTTCAAACACAAAGACAAAAAAAATTAGGTGTTCAAGGATTTTATAGAAATATTAATTTATTAAAGCAAAGAGATGATCTTTTAAATAATTTATATTTTGGTGCATTTAATGAAATATCTGCCCAACTCAAATCAGCTGGAGGGTATGAAATTTATAATCCATCTAAGCCAAGAGGAAATTTAATTGGTTATAATATTCTTTATGAATCTGGTGAATCAGGATTCGCATTTATACCAAATAAATTTAATAATATTAAGTCAATTCAATTAAAAAAACTTATATTACCAAATTTCATTGGTACATTTCCATATGATATAACACTTTATGGTGAAATATTAAAAAATGTACCATACTTATACGTAAAAATTCCTGAATTGAATGAAAATATATATTCAACCTCATCCGATATACGCGAATCATTTATTGTTATGGTGCGAGAAAAAGGTCAAAATGATAATTTATTATTAAATAAATTTTCATATATTACATTTGTTCCGATCATAGATAATCCATATATTTATAATCCACCTACTAATAATTTAAATATTTTAACACTCCAAATTATTCTCCCTCCCACTTTCAATTATTTATTACCAGCATTGGAATATAATGGAAGTAGATCAGGGAGCCAAAATGTTAATTATTCATCTTCGTCGTATGATAGTAATGATTTTAGAAAAAGTATATTATCTGATACCCAAGTAGTTGCACAAATTACTATGTTCAATTTAAAACAAGAACCAAGTGCATCAATTTGGACCAGAAAAGCTAAATCAACAGGAGTTCCTCAACCATCAGCCTTTTTGAATCATAGTAATATTTATGATTGTCCAAAGGGACCAAAAAATTTAGGTAATATATTATGTTTTGCAATAACAACTGAAGATTTTTTTAGACCTGATGTTTATCCTCCAGGTTCTAGTATAAAATTAATTAATTATGCGACAGAAATAAACAATATTTTTTATAATCCAATCACCGATGAAATAGGAGGCAATCGAACATTATGGAAAGAATTTGAACATTATATACCTAATTTTTTTCTCCAAGAATATGAAGGACCAAATCCAATTTTTCCAAATTCTGATCCAGAGGCTCAAAATATTAAACGACAAGCAAAAATGGTGTTAAAAAATCAAATAGCTAGACTCCTTAATCAAATAAATGATTATTTAAAATCAAATTGTCCTATTATTGATGTTGGATATATTCAAGATCCTCCTATTTACTCAGAAATTTTGCCTAATCTTACAAATAACAATTTAAAAAATTTTACATTTATCGAAAGAGAAAAAATATCAAATAAAACTAATAGATTACGAAATTGTTACGAACTTTATAATAATTATATCAAAATAAAATATTTTGGCTTACCCAATGAAAAAATACCTTATTGTAATGTAATAGGAACTAATAATAAAACATCCCCATGTAGTTGTCCAGATATTATAGGAACAGCTGATGAAAACGGAATTGCAACAAAAAATACAAATTTTTTTGCAGGAATGTGTCAACAATTAACTGCTTCTGCATTTGGTGATAATGATGGACCTTTTAGATTTACTCTTGAATCATTTTACGATTCTCAAAGACCACAAGGTTGTCCAGTTAGGGGAAGTCAGATCTCTTCTGATCAATCATCTATATATAATCAAGCTATTTGTCCAAATTACAATACATTTATTAGAGATAATTTTAAAAATGCTATTATACCGACTTATAATAATACAGCTATTTTAGGTACAAGTGCATATTTCTGTAATAAAGAAGGTTTATCTAATATTAATTTTGATTCATCTTCCTGCAACTGTAAAAAATGTATAGATAAATCATGTTCGAATAGTGATGAATTAGTATTTTTACAAAAATATAGTTTTACTAATATTTTAAATGAACGATCTCAAAACAATATTAATGAAGTTAATACAGACGAATTTTTAAATTTAGGCATTAACTATACAGTAGAAGGTTTAAATATCTATCTAGATCTAATAAAAAAAAATTTAATAGAATTAAAGGATCTCGCTCGTGATAATCAAGTTTTTTTAAATAACATTGATGGCGGTTCTGAATTTTTTTCCGATCAATTTGAATTATTGACATTAAATTTTAATACTTTTTTTACATCTATAGGTGAAATTATTTCTAATAATGAAAATTTAGATAATATACCCGATATTATAAATGATATTCGTACATATATTATATTATTTAATGATACAATATTCAAACCAATTTTATTTTTTGATCAAAACTCCATCATTCAAAATTCATTTCAATTTCTATTTTCTGAAGAAAATATCATACAACAATTAATTCGTAACAATATTGTACAATTATCTAATTTAGATTTGGAAGAATATAAAGATATATTCTATGCATGGTATACAATTGTAAAGTCATTTGAAAAATTTTTTGAAGTCGTTTTACTTTTTTATAATTACAAAATCAACAATATTAATGCCGATATCGATTTAGCAAACCTAAATAAAATTATAAATCAAGTTTTTACCTTCTTCTCCAATAATCTGAGTCTCGAATTGAACATCAATACATGTTTATTAACCTGTACCGAAATAAACGATTTTAAAGTTAGGTGTGGTAATATGTGCCTTGATTTCGGTTTTAGTAATATTATTCAACAAAATCCAGTTAGTAATAAATTCAAAATTAATTGTATTACATGTAGGACTAAACCAATCCCAACACTCCCACAAAATATTCCATCCGTGGATGAAAAATCTGATCAAGTCGAGGTTTTAAATAAATATCCAGATTATCAAAATAGTTATTGTAATGGTACTATTAAAGGAAATGAAAATAATATGTGCAAACCCTGCTGCAAATATATTAGAGGGGCTAATTCATTTGGTCTTTGCAATACTATCATTATTCCTGTACCAAGTGTATTGGTTTCACAATTAGGTAGATATTATCCATTGGGTTCTGGAATTGTATCACAGAAATTTTTTAATGATCTTCTAAATAAAGATAAAATATGGAATGATGAAGATTTTAAACAATTTACAGGTCTAAATGAAGGTATCATTGAACTACCTAAACTTTTAGGTTTTGATAAAAATAGTAATGATGGAAATATATTTTTTAATGGATTTATTAATTTATTAGCTATAAATATTATAAAAAATGTTTTATTTAATGGAGGACCACTTAGTTTTCCTACAGGTGTTCGAGATCCAGGTTTAGATATAAAAAATAAAACAAAAATAGTATCACTGAATTCGCAAAATGTTTTTGTATTTGATATAAAAAGTGAAATAGGTAATTTAAATAAAATTATTTAAACATGGAAATATTATTAAAAAGTAAAATCTAAAAAATTATTATCTACTAATTATATATATTCATATTTATATGTTCAATAAAAAATTTAAATATAATCAGTCAAATGAAAATTTTACAACAAATCATGAATTTCAGGAAGTTCCAAATACATCAATAACAGCTGATATAACTCAATTAGGTGAGTTATCTACAAATAATAATATTATCCAAAATAACTATAATGGTAGAGTTGATATCATGGATACCAAAAGTGAACCACAATTTCCATTATTTCAACAAAATAATACTGGAACTAATATCTATAATGATGAAGCTTTAAAAGGAGTCCTAGGTAAAAGCCCACTTAGTTGTCTCTTTTTTTCAAAAGAAAATATAAATATTATCCAAAATTTACTAAGACGAAATGTTTATCTACAATCTGGCAAAAAACATATTATTGGAAGACAATCAGATCTACAATTAGAAATTATTATGAGATCTATTTATCTTCAATATTCAAGAAATCTTCCCTATAGTTTAAATGAACAAGTAAAAAAACTTAATAATATGGTTTTAGATTACTCCATCCCACATATTTTATCTGAAATTCAACAATATCTCGCCTATAAACAAAATGTAAGTACTCTCCCAAAACAAATTCCAAGACCCAAAAGTTTAAGCAGCGCCGGTACTAAAACTCTTGTTCTAAATAATTTCTTCCCTCCACCCCCTCCTCCATCTATGGACCCAAGCTGGACTGGTGTTGAATAATTTAAAATATTCAGATATTAAGATAATCACAACCTTTTAAATTTTTTTTTAATCTAAAGAATTATATTAAATATATTAAATTAATTTATTTTTCATTAATAGAAAAAATTTTAAAATATTTATATTATATATAATGAATAAAAAAATCATTCAATCTGGTGGAAGACTTCATCCAATTGCATTAATTCTCGCAATCATTCTTGTAATTATACTTATCTTATATCTATTTAATACTTGGAGAACTAATAAAGATGAACGCGATAATGAAACCTGGCCCCCTTATGGAGCTGCTGCATGCCCAGACTATTGGGTCAACCAAGGAAAAGGTGTTTGTGCAAATCCATTTAAAGTCGGTGTCCCCAATTGCAGCTTTATTGGAAATCCAGGCAAAATTGATGACCCTAATAATCCAGGACAACAAATAAGCACTATGGATTTCTCAGGTGGCGCATTTTCAGGTTACCAAGGAAATATGGCTAAATGTAGATGGTCACAAGCCTGCCAAGTTCCTTGGGAAGGTATTAGTCATCTTTGCGCATAATTTTTTTAATAATTTTTTTTTTAATAAAAATTATATAAACAAATATTAATATATTTAATTTAATTAATTTATGGATAAATATATTAATACCAAAAACAATACAAATCATCCAAATGATAATAAACCATCCACATTAATACAAAATAATGAAATTTATCTATGGTCCGATAAATATAAACCCAAAAATATTGAAGAAATGGTAGGCAATTCTAAAAATATAGAAATTATTAATAATTGGATTATTGATTTTAAAGAAAAAAAAGATAATGTTAAGCGCGCCCTATTTATTTATGGAGCCCCAGGTATCGGTAAAACTACCATCGCACATCTCATTTTAAAAAAATTTAATTACGAAATTATTGAATTTAATGCAAGTGATGTTAGAAGCCAAAAATCAGTCAGAGATAATCTAATTAAATCTCTTAATACTCTAAATGTCTCCCTGATGAAGGATTCAACTATTCGTCCAATAGGAATCATTATGGATGAAGTGGATGGTATGAGTAGTGGTGATCGTGGTGGTGTCTCAGAACTTGTTAACATTATCAACCCTACAAAAGGTCAAAGAAGAAAAAAAAAAATCGAAAAAAAATATATTAATCCCATTATCTGTATTTGTAATAATAATACCGAAAAAAAATTATCTGACCTAAAAAAAATATGTCTAGAAGTACATTTCAAAAAACCTAGTGAAAATGATCTTATGAAAATCGCTAAACATATTGTCAAAAATGAAAAAATGAATATTGAACTAGATGCATTACAACTTATAACAAAATTTAGTCAAAATGATGTTCGACGTCTTACCTTTCTTTTACAAGATGCTTACAATACTATACAAAATAAAATTATTACTACAGAAAATATACAAAAATTATATTTAAGTTTCTCAAAAAAAAACTTAGATATTGGATTATTTGAATCTACTAACAAATTATTAAATAATTATAAAACATTTCAAGATACTATGCTTCTATATGAATCAGATAAAAGCCTCATGGCTATGATGCTTCACGAAAATTTTATTAAAACAATACAACTCGATCGCAAAAATAAAGATAAAGATAAATTAGAAAATATTTACCAAATCATACATAATCTATCTATCGGTGATATTATTGACAAATATATCTATAATAACCAATATTGGGGTCTACAAGAATATAATGGTGTCATTAAATGCGCTCTTCCTTCCAAAATTATTAATAATATGAACAAAAATATATGTATTAAACATGAACCTGTCTTTACATCTTTGTTAAGCAAATCTGCACTTCAATATGGAAACCAAAAAAATTTTATTGCTATCAAAAATAAACTCCAAATCGATAAAAAATATGTTCTTTACGCAAATGAAATTATTTTAAAAGAAATATTTAATAAAAATTCAGAAAATCTTCAACAAAAAGCTATATATAGATTATTAGCATTCAACATGGATATCTCCGATCTTGAAAAAATCATAAAACTAAACAAAATCGAAAAAACTAATGAATATAAAAAAGCTTATACAACCAAAAACAAAAATAAATACAAAAAATTATATCAAAAAATCTATAATTCACAAATTATTTAATTATCCTACTAAATAAATTTAAAGATTCATCTATATTTTATCTTATATTCAAATGTTATATATATATGTTAAACATATCGTATTTAAAGATAACGCTATGGCATTAAACGAATCTTTATCTAATGCAGGTTATTTATCCAAAATTACACAATCATTTGATTACCACACTGATAATACATATATTATCTATGGCGCTCATCATGTAATCGAAAAATTTCCAAAAAATTATATTATTATACAACTAGAACAATCCGGTGTAGGTTATTTTGATCATCAAAATAATTTTATTAATAATGATTATAAAACCTTCAATCGCAAATATATTTCCATTTTACAAAAAGCTAAACAAGTCTGGGATTACTCTCACGAAAATATTAAATTTTTAGAAAAAATTAAAGATATTAAAATAAAATATTTCCCAATATCCTATTCACCCTATCTAACTCAATTAAATAATATTCAAAATCCTATTCAAAAAAATATTGATGTTCTATTTCTAGGCTCTCTTAATCAAAGGAGAAAAAATATTATCCAAAAAATTAAAAATAAAGGTCTCCATATAGAAGTTTATAATGATCTATATGATAATGATAGATTGATGAAAATATTATCCTCAAAAATTATTCTAAATATTCATTATTTTGAAAATGCTATTTTGGAAACTCATAGACTTTCCTATTTATTCGCAAATAAATGCTTTGTTATCTCCGAAACAAGCAGAGATGAAACCACAGATCAATTATTCAAAAATTCTCTCATCTTCTCAAATAAAAATACTATTCCCGATTTATGCTTAGAATGGAGCCATCCAGATAAAATAAATAAACGAAATCTAATTTCACAAATCGGCTATCAAACATTCAAAAAAATTGATTATCTTAACTATATAGACACAAATTTATTAACCAAACGCACTATCTCAACACACACACAAAATATAAAAACTAAAAAAAAAAATAAAAAAAATAGAAAAAATAAAAAATTACAATTCTATAAACCTCAAGATATTCAAGATGCGGAAACCATACATAATGAAGAAAATAATCTTATTCTAAAAATGATTAATATTAATGATGATCAACTCCCCTTCGTAACTCTCATTACTCCAACCGGAAATCGCCGGAAAATGTTTTCACTCCCTATTAGAAACTACCAATCCATTATCTATCCCAAAAATAAAATTGAATGGCTCATTGTCGATGATGGAGATGAAGATTTATCCGATATTCTTCCCAATGATAGTAATATTAATTATATAAAACTTAATCTACCGAATAGATTACCAATCGGCGAAAAAAGAAATTATTGCGTTCAAAAAGCGAAATATGATTACATCGCATTTATGGATGATGATGATTATTATACACCCGAAAACCTTATCTCCAGAATTAAAATCTTACTCAAATATAAAAATAAATCTTGTGTCGGATGCAAAGGTGTTGGCAGCTATAATCTTATCAATAACCAATCCACATTCGCTACTGATGGCTCGCGATATTTAGCAGAAGCCACTCTTGCATTCAAAAAAAGTTTTTGGAAACAACGACCATTCAATGACCAAGATCTATTCGCCGAATATAAATATTTTCAACATCAACGACAAGAACAAATGATATCCATCCCATTCCAATTTGTTATGATCGCTTTCGTACATGTCAATAATCTCACAAAACAAACCAGAGTTTATTGCGACTTTGATTCCTGGCTAGAAAAAAATAAAACATCTTATAGTGATCTTATCAAATTTTTTGATATTGAAACCAAAATATTTATTCATGATCTTCTAAAACATTTATCTATTCATAACAATAAATTTATTGATTCCTGTTTTTAATCATTTATCATATTAATATTATTTAAAATATCTCAAATACATTTACAAAACAAAGAAACATAAATTTATATCATTATTGTCCTAATTGAATCAATCATTAATCCTTTACCCTTTGGGACATTATTTGTATTAATTATCTGTTTCTGATCATTTCTTTGACGCACTAATCTACTAGATGGCTTATTTGACCATCGATTTCTCAAAAAATTATGTCTATATATATTCACCTTATTCGATATTGATGATATCCATGTATCTACCGGACTATCAATAGGCATAGAATCTAAAAGTTTTTTACATCCTTTCTCATTAATTACATAACAATGTAATAAAACAAAATTATTTACTCTGTATATATAATCATTTATTCTATAACTATCATTCCCTTGATTCAAGTAAAAACCAATTAATATAATATCCCAATCATTAGGAACCTCCTTCATTATAATATCCATCTTCTCATCAAAATCACTCGCAAAATCGATTGCATCATCTTCTAAAACCATTACCATATCATCCTTTTGGTCTATAACATTTTTCCAAATTTTATAATGACTTAATGCTACTCCAATTTCACCATCAGACATTTTTACCATTTTTGATTTCTTTTTCAACCAACTGCCATAATCCCAACTTAATTTAACCTTATCTTGTATCTTTCTTTTATCAACATTTCTTCCATATACACCTTTTATTATTGATATTTTATCTTTCAAATAATCATGGTTTTTTAATACTTTTAACCTTCTTCTTCCTTCTTTTGTTTCAGTCAAATTTATAATATAATATTTATTAAATAGTTTATCTTTTCTTTTATTTTTATTCATATTATAACCCAAACTTTTTCTAAACAATTTTGAAATCAATAAATCTTTTTTTATTAACTCTTCTTTAGACATTTTTGTAAACCATAAAGGAAATCCTGGTGCCGAATTATATATCGGGAAAAATAAAAATTTATCTTTACATTCTTCATCTATTTCCTCATTAGATATTGTTCGATGATTATAAAATTTTTTATTATTACTATCTCTCTCAACACATTTAGACCCATAATGATAATATGACCAACTCTTATCATTTTTTAATAAAAATTTAATATTTTTCCAAACTAATTCTCTACCTAATATATGATACTTTTTCATTAAATTCTCGCCTTTTGATATTTCATCATCACATCCTTCAGAACATCTTAACATCAACTTTCCTCCTTTTCGTGACGCCATCACCCAATTCGCAGGATAAGGATATCCACTTTGCAAACATTTTTTTTTATCCTTGTAATGACATCCAAAACCAACAAAATCATAGTTTTTTAACTTCCCAATTAATGCACTCAAATCTTTTAATATTATTATATCAGCATCTATCCAAATTCCTCCATATTCATATAATAATCTGTATCTATAATAATCAACTTTCTGTTGTATAGTTAATAAATCATCTAATTCAGGTCTTAGATCCTTCAAAAAATCATGAATGCTTACTTCATTCAATAAATTTATTTTAAATTTTTTATTACAATGATATTTTACTGTCTCAAAACATAAATCCAAAAAAGGTGCTTTTTTTTTATTATTCAAATTCTCCCAATACATCCAAATATTATAACAATCATCACAATTATAAGACTCAAAATTTTCTAAGTTTTCAGATACATTTCTTTTACAACCTACTAACACAAATAATATTATAAAAAAAAATATAATCCAAAAATAATAGGTATATATTTTCATTTTTAATATCTATTAATAAAAAAAATTTATTTAAAAAAAAAATAAATTAATTAATTATGTCTATCAAACAAAAACTAAATAATATAGAACAACTTATAAAACAAATACAAACCGAATCTGATCTCCAAACCAAAATTGATTTATATAAAAACACTATTGATGATTGCAATTCTACTAAAAAAGAAATCGAAAAACAAAAAAATAAATTTCATTTTTTACAAAATAATCATACAGATCCTACTATTTTAAATAAAACCCAAGATAATCATAATCTAAATATTTATAATATTTTACACGAAATCGAATCTATCTATACAAACATAAAATCTGATCATGTACAAATTGAAGATTTACCAGACTTTTATAAACAATCAATCCATCTTAAAAACCTATCCCAACAATTCACAAAATCTAAAGAACCAAATATTAATATTATTTCTAAATAATTCTTAATATCATAAAGTTATTATTTTACTTTTCTTAATTATTTGAT